ACAGTTCAGCGATCAATGGCCGCACCCTCCTGCGCAAAGTCTTACTCTCTCGTCGTTGCATCCTACGCTTATCAGCGTGACGCCAATAATAGACCTGATGATACTCCTTGCGGGACTTCTTCGGCTTTGAGCGCCAGCCATCCGGCTGCCTTGCCAAGTCCACGGCGTCGCAGATTATTTCCTTCACTTGGTTCTGCTCAATCGTCTGCCGCACCATCTCCGCAATCTTCTCAGGCGAGTAACCCTTCTTTTTATGCGCGGTCTTGTGCCAGGTGTGCGGACGCCCGCCCGTGTTCTCGATCAGGCAGACCGGGCATCGTTTTACTTGCCCCATCGCGGCCTCCAGTCGTATATGCCGTTCCGCTTCGGAGGGTCTCGGTACTTGTGCTCGTCAGCCTCTGCTGCCGCGGCACCGAAGTTATCAAACACCCCCAGCTGCTTTGGGATGACCCTACCGTCCGCCCCGCGCCTCCACAGCACGAACTCTTCCTTGCCATTGATTGTCTGGTGCCGGATTGAAAACCGCCCACAGGCCGACGTCTTCCCCCAGTTCTCGGACTCCTCCCAGACCAGCGGCCCGGTAAGGTTCAGCTTACCCTGCGTCATTGGCCCACCCCGGTCGCTTGCCCACCTCGCCATGTTGGTCAGCGTAGTGGACTAACCTTGCACCAAAGTGCTGTTGAAATGTCTTCATCAACTGATAGTCATCTTTGCCCATCTGTTCGAGCATCCTCTTGGCTAGTGGCGTATCTGCAACATGTTGCGCCAACGCAACACCTTTAGGCTTGTCCGTCTTGTATCTCACCTTCCACCCCAATGACCGAAGGTCATGTCCGAATGTCCGAGTCCTAAAGGACTCTCGGACATTTTCGGACATAATTGACCCGCCGAAATTGTCCGGTTCGGACATTTTCGGACATTTTCGGACATCACGGTTCCCCCAGCATACTGCCGCCTACACTGGCCTTTAGGAAGGGCGACATCATCAACTTTTCGACCGCATCGTGGACAGACTGCCGCGGCACCCCACACTCCCGGCCCACCTGGCGCATCTCCTCGACCGTCCAAACAAGCGGCGTATCAGACCGCTTCTGGCGCTCCCTGAGCGCCGCAAGGATCGTCCGCTGTGCCTTCCCTTGGGGCGAGTGAGCTACCGCCGGCTTACCCGGCGCCGTCGCCTCCCTCATCACCAGAGACTTGACCGGCTCACCGTACTTGTCCATCCGCCCAAGCGACACCTCCACCGCCTCGTATCCAAGTGGAGACAGGCTGGCCGTATCCTTAAACCGCTCACGGCTCACCGACACCACCATGGCCTGCGCGTCTGGCCGCTCCACGATGTACTCGGCGTCGGGGTTTGCCATCAGCGCGCTGGCGCCTCGTGGCCGCTTGGCATCACCGTGCCCGCTGTGCGCCACGAGCAATACCGTGGCCGTGTACCGCTCGCGCAGCCCGATGGTGAGCTTAGAGAGATACTCGGCCACCTCTTGGTTGGAGTTCTCATCAAGGCCCGCACTGAACTTGCTGAAGGTATCCACGATGATAAGCGCCGGTCGTACTCCCGCCTCGTCAATAGACTGCTGGAGCATGGACATCTCCTCCTCGGCGTTTAGGTTGGCGACAGACTCAAGCGCCATGAGCCGCAGCTCATCTAAGTCGCGCCCCTTGCCGTGCTCCTGCATCCATGCTTCAGCGCGACGGCCCAAACCGGCACCCTCGCCCGACAGGATGACCACGGCGTTGTCCGCCATGGCGATGCGCATAGCCCACTCAAGCGCGATAAACGACTTAAACGACGCTCTAGGCCCGGCCAACACGGCCAGCACATTGGCCTCGAGTACGTTGTGGATCAACCACGTCGCCTCGCGCCGCTCGGTCACGATCTCGCCGATAGGTCGCAGGATGAGACGACGGCCGGTGACTATGCCACCAGGTGTCACACTTTGCGCCAGCAGCTCTGGCTCAGCGTGCCGAATCATCCCCTGCGCCTCTGGCACGTCGTCGTACTGCATTGGCGGCTCCTCCCGCTTCGGTGGCCCAACCCGCACCGCCTCTGGCACGGACACCCAACCGCCTGCCTTGGCGGCATTGAATAGGCTACCGAGAGTGACGCCGCCGCCGCGATCCAGGTGGAACGACTGCCAGCGGTACTCGATGTCTGCGCGCCCGGCGTAGGACGCGGGCAGCACGCCAGTGATGCCGCCGGATGACCAGGAGTCCCACAGTTCTAGCCCGTCATCGGCTCCGCCAGAGGCGTAATGCAGCGCCATGCCTACCATGAGCCACGGGTCGTAGTCAGCCGGGTCGATGAACGACAGCGCCTCAGTGATCCGCGGCAGGTCGCGCTGGAAGTCCCCGCTGGTACCAGGCTTCGGCGGCAGCTTTGCCGCCAGTTCCGCGGGCAGCTCAAGATCCATGCGCCGCTCGTCGATCAGCCCCGCCGGTAGCGACTTGATGTCGCCCATCGGGCCGCTCTGGCCGTAGTGCAGCGGCCACCAGATGATGTACCCGCCCTCGGCGCGGATGTCGAGGCCGTCGCGGCGCACCTTGCCAAGCGTAACCGACGCGCCGCCGCGAATTTTCACACCGGATGGTGTCGAGAACAGGTAATGCCTACCGCCGCTGCCGCCGCCGGTCTGGTGTACCTTGGTGCTTACCAGAGCCGCTTGATTTTCTGTAAGCCAGTCCTGAGCAGCCGCGCCAGCCTTGCTGGTATCGAAGTCGATGACGGCAAGCCCGGTGCGGCTGCCGGTTGGAACCCCAACGAGTGCGTCAGGGTGACTGGCCCAGAGTCGACGAATTTGGGCTTCGTCTTGCGTGGCGTCTTTGAATCCGTTTCGGGTGAGCGGGCTTTTGGCTTTGAGCGTGCGCCCTTCTTGGTCTGTTTCATCTTTTCTCCTGCACGGGAATACGGGGTACTTCTTCGCCAGCTCGAGGATACGCTCGACTGGCACGATGGCGGTGAGTTCTGGCTTCATGGGTACAAATCCGGCCGCAGCTTCTGCCTGGACACCCCACTTGCGACCTCGAGAGGGATGGCCTTTAGGGCAGGAACCCTACCCCTTTTTATCCAATACTGCACCGCCTGCTGGCTGACGCCTAGCCTCTTGGCCGTGGACGTTTGGCCGCCCAGTATGTCCACTGCGTGGAGCAGGGCGATCGATTCGCTGTTTGGCTTTTTCATAACCGACAAACCTACCTTGTGCCTGTTTCAGGGTCAAGCGAATTATTTTCACAAATAGGGCTTGTGTTCTGTTTTGCCGCTTGCTACATTTGCCCCATGGACGGCGCAGTGCCGCACCAAAAGCGATAGAAGGGAACACAAATGAACATCAACACATATTCAATCGAACTCGAAGACATCGACGGCTACGCGCGCCAGGTTGTCGGCGGGTATGTCTGGTACGTCCAGGGCGTCAAGCAGCCGTGGAGCAAGCGCGACACGTTTGAAGAGTGCTGCGACGCGGTGCTCGGTGCCGTCAACCGAGTTGGCGCCGCCGAGGCGTTTGGTCTTGACGCCTAACACGGCACAGGAGCGCACCATGTACGATCTAATTGTCGGTTACGCCACCCGTGAGGAGTGGCTCTTCTTAGCCCAAGTCTTCGGAGCCATTGCGGTCTCTGTGTTGGCTTACGCGATAGCGAACCCGGAGGAGTGGTGAGATACCTCTCCGTATGCAGCGGCATTGAAGCCGCTACCGTCGCATGGCACCACATGGGATGGCAGCCGGTCGCGTTCAGCGAAATCGAGCCGTTCCCGAGCGCCGTGCTTGCGCATCACTACCCCCATGTCTCGAACCTCGGCGACATGACCAAATTCAAGGAGTGGAATCTTGGATCAATTGACCTTCTCGTCGGTGGAACCCCCTGCCAGTCCTTCAGCGTCGCGGGCCTCCGAAAAGGACTCGCCGACCCACGCGGTAACCTCATGCTTACGTTTCTTGCAATTGCTGAACGTGAGAGACCTAAATGGATTGTCTGGGAAAACGTCCCCGGTGTCCTGTCAAGCAACGGAGGACGGGATTTTGGCACCTTCCTCGCAGCGCTGGGGGAGCTGGGGTACGGGTGGGCCTATCGGGTGCTGGACGCACAATGGTTCGGAGTGGCCCAGCGTCGTCGACGTGTGTTCGTTGTCGGATGTCTTGGAGACCAGGCCGGTGCCGCAGCGGTTCTTTTTGAGTCCGAAAGCGTGCAGCGGAATCTTGCGCCGAGCAGAGAAGCGCGGCAAGGCGCTGCCCGAGGCGTTGGCGGTGGCCCTGCGGACGGCAGCATCTCGGGAGCCGTGACTCGCAAGTGGGCGAAGGGCAGCGGTGGCCCTGCCGGTGACGAGTGCTACAACATGGTTGCCCAGCCGGTGGCTACCTTCGCTAAGACGCACAAGCCGATGAGCGTAATCGACGCTGAAGGCTGGTCGCCGGTCGATGCAGCTCCGACCGTCACGCATTGGCCTCGGGATCGTAGCGATGCCGGGACGGATGTGGCGGTGGTCTACGAGCGACACGATCAAGACGCGAGGGTGAAGGAAGTGTCCGTTGCCCCGACCTTGCACAGCAAGTCCGACAACACTTGCGACTTGCCGATGGTGCAGTCCGCCATGCAAGTCCGCCGCCTCACGCCTGTGGAGTGCGAGCGGCTGCAAGGCTTCCCAGACAACTACACCAACATCCCGTGGCGCAAGAAGCCAGAAAGCCCAGACGGGCCACGTTATAAGGCACTCGGCAACAGCATGGCAGTACCCGTCATGCGCTGGATTGGTGAGCGAATTAACAAGCTAGAGACAGAGCAATGAAAATCCTTTTCGCAATCTTGTTCCTCCTGTTTTTGCTCTGGTTCATCCACGGCATCATCGAACACCTGCGCGACCGCCGCTTCCGTAGTGCGTCGCGCAATTCGTTACAAGAGAATTGGCGGCAGGTTCCCCCGCCAAACTGGCGCTCCGCACGGAGCGGTAGAGATTACTGGTGAACCGTAACATCGAAGGAGTATTAACATGAGCTTGATTATTTCTGCATCTGGTGGCGGCAATTATCCTGAGCGCAAGCCTCTCGAGGCCGGCGCTTATGCAGCCGTCTGTGACATGATCGTGGACTTGGGCGTGCAGCCCTCACCTGGCGGACAGTTCGCCCCGAAGCGCACAATGATGATCCGCTTTCAGATCCCCTCTGAGCGTGTCGAGATTACGAAGAACGGCGAGACTAAGAGTCTCCCTGCGGTGATCTCCCGCACGCTCGGCTTGAGTCTCAACGAGAAGGCGACGCTGCGGCAGTTGCTCCAGAGCTGGCGCGGTAAGGCGTTCACGCCGGAAGAGTTGAAGCGGTTTGACCTTGCCAACGTGCTTGGCAAGCCCGCGTTCATCAATGTAACGCACAGCGTTAAAGGCGAGAAAACCTACGCCAACCTCACGAGCATCATGCCGCTGCCGAAGGGCATGCCAGCCTCGGTGTTGGAGGGTGAGGCGCTGATCTACTCGACAGACGCGCCAGACCCTGACGTGTTCGACAAGCTGCCGGAGTGGGTGCAGGACAAGATCGCTGCCCGCATCATCGACAAGCCCAAGGTTGCAGCGCCAGCACCGAAGGCCGCCGCTGCCCCGGCCGCCGCGGCTGAAGAGTTTGCCGACGACGCGCTGGCGTTTTAATCATGCCTACCCAGCGACAGGGTTATAAGGCAGCCGACGGGAAGAAAATCCCGTCGGT